CTGGCGGGGGCGCAGGCGCATGGCCGGTCTCCCCCTTACTGCGCCCAGCTCGGCCGACCGGCGGCGCCGGGGGCGGATGCGGGCTGGCTGGGCTGGGTGGCCGTGGTGGGCTGCTGCGCGGCGTGGCCCTGCGCCGGGGCGGCGGTGAACTGCGGCGCGACCGTGCCCATCAGCGCGGCGTAGTCGCGATGGTCGGGGGTGACTGCGGCGCGGATCTCGTTCTTGTCCTCGCCGTTGGTGTCGGTGCCGATGTCGATGCGGGCGACGAACTCGACCCCGTCGAGATCGCCGAACCCGTTGATGCGGCGGCGGGCCTGCGCCTCGGGCGAGTTGTCCTTGTCGGACACGCCGCGCGCCGAGTTGAGGATGCCGCGGATCAGGCCGCGCCCCATGTTCGCCCAGTCCGGGCCCTTCGGGCTGTAGAGGCCGATCAGCGACCAGACCTTGCGCCGGGCATAGGGCCCCTCGAGCACCGTGTATTCGGCGTCGAGATAGACGGCGCCGGTGGCGGCGCGGCGCGCCCAGCCGCCGGTCCAGCCCTGCGAGGGGTCGTCGAAGCCGCCGGGGCGGAGCGTCAGGCGCACCTTGGCGAGCGTGCCCTTCGGGATGACGTTTGTGTTGGATTGCGCGGAGTTGAAGTCGTTCCAGGGTCCGGACATTGCGCGGCTCCTTTCAGTTGGAGGATGGGACGCGCAGCGGCGTCAGTGGGGAAAAGCCACCCCGGCGACCGGATCGGGACACCGGGCGTGGCGAGAGGCGCTCAGCCATCGCCGGGCTCTTGCGCGGGGGCGGGATGATCGGCGGGCGTCACTGGCGGCCAGGTCAGGCGTTCGGAGGCTGGCGCCGCGGGGCGCTGGATCTTCTCCATCAGCCGGCCGAGATGCGGCGGCTCGACCCTGTCGAGGCGGCCGGAGCGGTCCTTGGCCGGAAAGCCCCAGGGGTTCAGCGTCTGGCAGACGAAGGCGCGCTGCGGCTGGCCGCCCGGGTCCGGGATGTCGGCCATGGTGATGACCTGATCCACGATCCCGGGCAGCTCGAGCCCGGTCTTCGAACCGTCGATCTGCGGCTGGAAGATCTTGCGATTGAAGTCGTCGAGCCGCTCGTCGAGGATGCCGACGAACCAGACATGCTTGCCGCGCGTGTGCTGCAGGTGGGTCAGCCAGCCGATCATCTCGCGGCCATGCAACCCATATGCGCCGCGGATGTCAGGCTTGCCGGTCTTCTCGGAGAATGCCTCGGGCTGGCCGCGGCACCACTGGAAGCAGAGCCGCCCGGCCACGGTGATCGAGTCGATGAAGACGGTCTCGTATTTCCCGATCACTGTGGGATCGCCGTAGCGCCCGCAGACCTCGTCGAAATGCGCCTGGCTGTAGGGCTGGTCCTCGCGCAGCGCCGGGTTCGGCCCGCCGATGAACACCGCGAAGTCGCGGCATTCCTTCCAGGTGCGGGGCCGGAGCGTGTCGATCTCCAGCCCCTCGACCGCCAGATCCCCGGCCTCGAGGTCGAGGAAGAGCGTGGTGGAGGCGTTCAGCGTCCAGAGCAGGCTGGTCTTGCCGATGCCGGACCGGCCGAAGATGACGCCCTTGATGCCCTTGCGTTGCGCGAGCCGTTCGTCGGCGCCGATGATGGGAAGGGCCATCACTGGCCCTCCTTCTTCATCACCGACGCGGCGGCGCGGTCGGCGCCGATGCATCCGGCCTCGCGGGCGAGCTTGTAGAGGCGCTTCAGCGCATCGGCGCGGCGGTAGGCGGCCGAGCTCTCGCGCTCCGCCTCCACGATCGCGAAGGCGATCTCGTCGACGGTCGCCTCGACGACCGGCAGCGGCTCGCGCGGCTCGTCACCGGCGCGCTGCGGGAAGGCGATGGTTTCGGGGAGGTCTTCGAGCGCGTAGCTCGCCTTGCGAAGACGGTTGATGTCGTTCGGTTGGTCCGGCATGGCGTTTCTCCGTGGGATGATGTGATCGAGGAGGCGCATCACGCGGCCTCGCGGACGTCGGGCGCGGGCTCGGCGACGTAGATCGCCAGCAGCGGCGTCCCGTCGGCATGGGCGCCGGCGTCCTCGATCTGGTAGTTGCGGTTGGGCTCGCAGACCTCGGTCAGCTCCCAGCGGCGATAGAGCCCCGGAAGACGCCTGAAATCCTCGAGCGACAGATCGGCAGTGCGGTTCATGCGTGTCTGCTTTCGGTTGGAGGGAAGGCGCTCGGGGCGCTCGAATGGGAAAAGCCACCGGCGGCACCGGATCGGGACATTGGTTCAGGGGATTTCCTCGAGGGCGTCGTGCAGCCGGCGCATGGCGCGCTGGTAGCGCTTGCGGGCGGCGGCTTCGGTCAGGCCCAGCTCGACCGCGACCTCAGCCTGCGAGAAGCCCTCGATCGCCACGCGGATCACCAGCACGGCGTCGTCGCCGAGCAGCTTCCGCATGGCGCCGTTCAGCTTTGCGTACCCGGCCGCGCCGATGCCGCTTTCGCCGCTGTCCGCCACCTCGTCGGGGTCGGCGCCACTGGCGAGATGTTCGCGCGCCTGGTCTCGCTGGCGCACCCGGATCATGTCGCGCTCGACGTTGCGCAGCACCGTGGCCGCGATCCAGTTGACGCGTCCGAGGTAGAGGCTGCGGACCGCCTCGGTGGTGCGCGCCAGAACATCGGACGCGACCTCGTCGGCCGTGCCGAGCCTGCGCCAGATCGACCGGCGGCGGATGGCGTCGAGGCCCGGCCAGAGCGCCAGCAACAGCAGCGTCAGGGCGCAGTCGGACGCGGGCCCGTCGCCCTGCGCTGCCTCGACGAGCGCGGAGAGGATCAGGTTCTTCTGACCCTGATCGCCGGGCGTGCGGTGCAGCCCGTCCAGCAGGGCCGCCGGATCCCGGAACGGTGTGAGGGCGGCCTGTCCACGCCGGACGGCGTCGAAACTGCGCTGGAAGTGAAGGTTCGTGGATGAATGCATGAGGTGATCACGGATCTCGTGCCACGCGAAGGACATCGGAGGCCTGCCTTGCGGCCAGGCGTCCGGCGCCTTCTCGTGGCCAGGTCAGGACGTCGCGCGTCTCTGCGATTTCATGGGGTTGGGTGGATGCGCGCGTCAGCGCGCGGGCGCGGTCGCGTGGTTCAGCGTCCCGCAGCCGCGGCAGGTAGCCTGAACCGGGAAGCCCACGAGATACTCGTGCCCCCGCGCGAAGCGCAGGTGCATGCGGCCGTCCCGGCAGACGCCGAGCAGCTTGTCACAGCGCGTGCAGCGCCATTCCGAGTTGGAGTTGGTGGGCTTGGTATTCGCGGCGCCGGACCAGCTCGTCTGGGCTGCCTGGCGCGGGGGGAAGGGAGTCGGCATCGGAGTGCTCCTCTGACTGAGTGAGCACCCCCATTGGCCTGGGGAATCGGAGCTAGTCAGACCCCCCAACCGGAGCCGGATCGGAGCCAGCCGTCAGACGGCGATCTCCCATTGCCCTTTTCCGGGGCTTCGCAGGAAGTCGGCCGTCAGCTTTTTCCAGAGAGGCTGCTTGAAAATGTTCGCCAACGACTGGTCTTCCGCGATTCCGCTGATCAGGTCTGCCGTCGCCATTGGCATCGGGCCGGCGTTGTGCGCATCGACCAGCCGCTGGATGACACCGATGCGGTTCTCGCCCTTGATATCGATGCTGCCTTTCCCCGGAACAAACAGAGTTGCCATGTTGTCCCCGACGCGGGTTAGTTCGACAGCCTGGCCGCCACGGGCCAGGATCCGATGGCGTCGAAACACGGACCGGAGCCTGTCTGCGACCAACGCGATTTCGGCTTGCTGGGTGTCGATCTGATCGACAAGCGGCGTCAGAACGTTCGCCGCCAGACACGGTCCGGGAGCGCTGCCGGCCTGCAGGACAAGACCGATGCCGAGGTTGTGGCGCGCCCGAAGCTCCGTATCGACGGCCGAGCGGACCTTCTCCCGGTCGAGACCGCGCGCGAGATAGATCGGAACGTCCCCGCCATCGACGTGGAGCGTTCCGAGGTAGAGGAGATGATCGGTTAGCTTCTCGATGGCAGGTGCATCGAGCACTTTTTCGAGACGTGCCTTCAGGTGTTGCGCGACCCAGCCGTCGCGAACCCGATATATCCTGTAGCGATCCGGGCTGCCCGCAGACGTCGCCTGTCCCTCGGTGACCTTGAGGTCGGCCACCTTTCGGTCGCCTTCCTCCGCATCCCCCTTATCGACACGAACGACCACTTCGGCCGCAATCGGACCGACCTCGTCTTCATCGTCGATCAGGTCGTCTCCTTCCCAACCGGCGGGAACGAGGAAGCCCAGATCGGTCAGGAGGCCAGGATCGACACCGCGAGTTTGGAGCCATGCGCCGGTGACCCTGTCAGCTCCGATGTCCCAAATGGCCAGCAAGGCGGGCATGACAGCCATGCTCTCCTCATCGCCCGGTGCGCGACCATCACGGAGGATGTTCCAGTGTCTGAGCAAGCGATGCCCCAGAATGCGCTCGAACGGGTCGTCGATGCTGAGAAGGCTGCTCGTGTTGCGGTCGGTGAGCGTGAAGTTGAGGGTATGCGCCTCATCCCGTCCCGCGCGGAAATACCGGACCGCAATCTCGACGAAGCGGATTGCGAGCGCCCGCTCGAAAATCCTCGGAAGGCCCGGCTGGCTGTCGATGATTTCGGAAATGTCCTGGTCGATCGTGGTGGAAAGCGAAAGGCGGTTGGCGAGATTGCCGATGCTGATGTCAGCGCGGATCACCTGCGCGCGGTCGATCACCACGTCGTCAAGTTCCGGCGGTCCAAGATCGAGCCCCTGCAGGAACTGCGAAATGTCGTAGGCCTGAAAGTCGACGGGCTGGTTGGAGTAAGTCTGCTCGAGGGCAGTCTCGATGAAGCGTTCGGCAACTGTGTGCCTGAGCTTTCGGTTGCCTGCGCGGACATGGACCCGCCCAGTCGATGGCGTATAGACGATCATCGCCTCTCCAGGCGGGCGGAAATAGATGCTCGACCGATTGCCATCGTCATCGATCTCCCGAACGCTCGTGGGGGGATCGGGATGGAACAGCAGGTACATCTCCGCCGCCGGTTCATCGCCGTCCTCGGGGATGTCGAACTTGTCGATGCTGTAGCCGTCGCCGCGATCGAGACGCTTGTTGAGGTCGACCAGAAGCTCGTCGAGCAATGCACTGCCGGCGTCGGGGCCCCCATCGACCGAAGGCTCGGCCATGAAGGTCTGGTAGTGCTTGTCGTAGCGCCGGTAGAGACGCAGGTGCAGGCTGTTCTCCGCCGCTTCAAACAAGCCGTGTTCGTTGGCGTAAGCCCACAGGCTTCGCGCGAGCTTGTCCCGCCGGTTCAGGAGTTCCTTGGCGCGGTCCGGTTCAAGCGTAGTCGTGGCGAGACCTTGAAGGACGTATTCGCCGCGGTCGCTCGCAATTGTAAGGATCCGGGCTGCTTCAGCTTCGAGCGGGCCCAGCCGGTCCTTCTTTTCCTTCGGCAGCATATTCCTCGCTGCTGTCGGACCATCCGGATCGTCGGGGTCGAACTTGTAGGTCGCAAGCCAGGCCAACCTCTCGAAAGCCTTACTGTTGAGAAATCCGGACAGCAATTCGGGCTCTGCATCATCGAAAAGCCGAGAAAGATTGGGGCAGGTTTTAGCCGGGACGCGTACCATTGAAGTCTCCGAGAACTTTGACTTGCGCTACTCATGGCGATCGTGGCGCCGTGCTCGGAACTTGATACCGCGATGTCGCCTCTGGAGACCGAGGGCAACGTCGCCTTTCCGCCGGAAAGCTACGTCTACAGAGGCGAGAACCACGCGCGCATCCTCGATCTGCTCCAGGAGATGGGGACCGATCGGAGTTGCTTCGCGCGTCATGAACTTACCTCAATGAATTACTGCTCTCGACTGATTCAACTCGCGATTGTCGCGGACAAATCGGTGATCGGCAAGTCCTGATGTTCTCTACCTGTTCGCAACCCTGAATCCTGTAGGGAGTGATGTCCCGTCACGGCCGGTGGGGTGGCTTTTGATCGGTAAGTACCACCGATCACGGCTACCGAAACATGAAGCGCCCGAATCCGCTGCCGCCCGACCAGATGACGCCCGCAGAGCGCCGCACTGAGCTGTGCGGCCTGCTGGCGCTCGGGCTGGTTCGGTTGCGGATGCGAAAGACGGACGAAGTATCTGACGATACCGGAGAACGTTGCCTACACTATCCGCCCGACCAATGCCGTCATGCAACTCCAACTCACCGGAGAAATGCATGAACAAGCCCGATCCCATCCCCGCGCGCCTGGCCGCGCTGAAGACCACGCCAACGCCGGACCTGAAGAAACAGTGGCGCGACCTGTTCGACAGCGAGCCGCCCCCGTTCAACCGACGCTACCTCGAATCCCGGCTGGCGTACCGCATCCAGGAACTTGCCTATGGCGGGCTGAAACCGGAGACGATCCGGCGGCTGGAACGGCTGGGCGAGGAACTGGACGGCGGCGACACGACGAAACGCAGGATCCGCGCCGACCGCGACCGCCCGATCAACGGCACGCGGCTGCTGCGCGAGTGGCAGGGCGTCGAACAGGTCGTCACCGTGACCGCCGATGGCTTCGAGTGGCAGGGTCGGCCGTACAAGTCGTTGTCCGCCATCGCGCGGGCCATCACAGGCACGCGCTGGAACGGCTGGGTGTTCTTCGGGCTCAAGAACCACAGAGGGCGGAGATGATGAAGCCGCCCGAAAAAACGAAGCTCGTCCGCAAGCTGCGCTGCGCGGTCTACACCCGGAAATCCTCCGAGGAAGGGCTGGAGCAGGAGTTCAACAGCCTCCACGCTCAGCGCGAGGCCTGCGAGGCGTACATCGCCAGCCAGCGTTCCGAGGGCTGGGTGCTGGTCCGCGATCAGTATGACGACGGCGGCATCTCCGGCGGCACGCTGGAACGCCCCGGCCTGAAGCGGTTGATGGCCGATATCGAGGACGGGCTGGTCGATGTGGTCGTCGTCTACAAGATCGACCGCCTCAGCCGCTCGCTGGCCGACTTCGCCAAGCTGGTCGAGGTGTTCGACCGGAACGGCGTGACCTTCGTCTCGGTGACGCAGTCCTTCAACACCACCACCTCGATGGGGCGGCTGACATTGAACATCCTGCTCTCCTTCGCCCAGTTCGAGCGGGAGGTGACGGCTGAGCGCATCCGCGACAAGGTCGCCGCCAGCCGCAAGAAGGGCATGTGGATGGGTGGGGTGCCGCCCTTCGGCTACCGGGTGGAAAATCGGAAGCTGTTGGTCGACGCGGACACCGCCGCGCATGTGCGCTGGATCTTCGCCCGCTTCATCGAGATCGGCTCCTGCACGGTGCTGGCCCGCGAGGTCGACGCACGGGGGCTCGGGACGCCTCGTGGCAACCGGATCGACAAGAAGTATCTCTACCGGATGCTTGCGAACCGCGCCTATATCGGCGAGGCGGTCCACAAGGGCGAGAGCTATCCCGGCGAACACGACGCGATCATCGACCGCGAGACTTGGGACAAGGTTCACGCCATCCTGCAGGAAAGCCCCCGCAAGCGCGCCGCCCGGACTCGCGCCGACACGCCCGCGCTGCTGAAGGGACTACTCTTCGGTCCCGATGGCGCCGCGTTCTCGCCGACCCACACCCGCAAGGTCGGCAGGCTCTACCGCTACTATGTCAGCCAGACGGTGCTGAAGCACGGCGCGGGGGCGTGTCCCATCGGCCGGGTGCCTGCGGGGGAGATTGAGGCCGCCGTCATCGACCAGCTTCGCGCCGTGTTCCGCCAGCCCGAAATCGTGGCTGGGACATGGAAGTCGGCGCGGACGCAGGACGACGGAATCACTGAGGTTGACGCTCGCGCAGCCCTCCAGAAGCACGATCCATTGTGGGACGAACTCTTCCCCGCCGAGCAGGCGCGCATCGTGGCGCTGTTGGTCGAGCGGGTCGAGATCGGCACCGAAGGGCTGAACGTCCGGCTGCGTATGGACGGACTGGCCGGGCTGGCGCGCGAAATCACCACCGACCTTAGAGCAGCAGCATGATCCGCGACACGCCGATTCCCGACACCGTCACCATCCACGTCCCTTTCCGCATCGTGAGGCGCGGTGGGCGGAAGGAGATGGTACTGCCTGCAGACGTCCCGACCCAGCGCCGCCCCGACGATACCCTCGTCAAGGCGCTGGCACGCGCCTTCCGCTGGAAGCGCATGCTGGAGTCGGGCGAGTTCGCGTCGATCTCCGAACTGGCCGCGAGGGAAGGCATCGCCTTCACCTACATGGCCCGGATCCTGCGCCTGACACTGCTCTCGCCCGATATCGTGGAGACGATTCTGGACGGGAAGCAAGGGCCGGAGATCACGCTGGCGCGGGCTCTGGAGCCGTTTCCGGTTGAATGGTCAAGGCAGACATCAGATAGATAGCACAATCCCCTGAGCACCTTTTGCAAGCCGTGCCGCCAAGAGGGGGTAGTGCAAGAGATTGGCAGGGGCAATATGGCCATCAAGAAGAGCGACATCTACCGATCCCTTTGGGAAAGCTGCGACCAGCTCCGTGGTGGCATGGATGCGTCGCTCTACAAGGATTACATCCTCACGCTCCTCTTCGTGAAATATGTCTCCGACCGCGCTGGCCAGCCTGACGCGCTGATCGAGGTGCCGCCCGGGGCCTCCTTCAAAGACATGAAGGCCCTGCGCGGATCGAAGAACATCGGCGAGGGGATGGACACGATCATCGCCCGCATCGCCGAAGAGAACGACCTCAGCGGCGTGATTGATCGGGCCTTCTTCAACGACCCCGAAAAGTTCGGGCGCGGCCAGAAGATGATCAACACCCTGACCGCGCTGATCAACATCTTCAGCCGCGAAGAGCTGAACTTTTCGAAGAACCGGGCCGACGGCGACGACATCCTCGGCGATGCCTACGAATACCTGATGCGCAACTTCGCGACCGAGGCGGGCAAGTCCAAGGGGCAGTTCTATACCCCGGCCGAGGTCTCGCGGGTCGTCGCCGCCGTGGCGGGCGTCAGCCGCGCTACCAGCCCGAAGCAAACCGTTTACGACCCGACCTGCGGCTCGGGCTCGCTGCTGTTGAAAGCCGCCGAGACCGCCCGCGTGCCGATCACCATCTTCGGGCAGGAGATGGACATCGCCACCCGCGGCCTCGCGCGCATGAACATGATCATGCACAATCGCGCCACGGCCGAGATCGCGCAGGGCGACGTCATCGCCGAGCCGCATTTCCTGGCCGATGCCCACACGCTCCAGACCTTCGACTTCGTCGTCGCCAATCCGCCTTTCTCGGCCAAGGCCTGGGCCGCCGGCCTGACCGAGGACACGAAATACGGACGCTTCGACGATGGCGAACCGCCCGCCAAGAACGGCGATTTCGCCTTTCTGCTGCACATCCTCGCCTCGATGAAGGCCACCGGCTCGGGCGCCGTCATCCTGCCGCATGGCGTGCTGTTTCGCGGCAATGCCGAGGCCAGGCTGCGCGAGAAGATCCTGAAGCGCGGCTATATCAAGGGGATCATCGGCCTGCCCGCCAACCTGTTCTATGGCACCGGCATCCCCGCCTCGATCATAGTTCTGGACAAGTCGAAGGCCCGCGCGGACCGCCCCGTCTTCATGATCGACGCCTCCCGGGGCTTCATCAAGGACGGCAACAAGAACCGCCTGCGCGAGCGAGACATCCACAAGATCATCGACGCCTTCACGCGGGCGCAGACGATCCCCGGCTATTCCCGCCTTGTCCCCTTTGACGAGATCACCCGCAACGACTTCAACCTGAACATCCCCCGCTATATCGACGCCTCCGACCCCGAGGATCTGCAGGACATCACCGCCCACCTGCATGGCGGCGTGCCGGAGCGGGACATCGACGCGCTGGGCGAGTTCTGGGCCATCATGCCCACCCTGCGCGCCACGCTGTTCGGGCCGAACCCGCGGCCGGGCTATGCCGATCCGCTGGTCGTCCCGGATCAGGTGCGCACGACCATTCGCAACCACCCCGATTTCGCGGCCTTCCGCGCGCAGGTCACCGCCATCCTGAACGGCTGGATCACTGCCAATACCCCCCTCCTGATGGGCATCAAACAGGGCGACCACCCGCGCGACCTGATCCACACCATTGCCGAGGACATGCTGACCCGGTTCGACGCAGCACCCCTGGTCGACAAGTATGAGGCCTATCAGCGGCTGATGGCCTATTGGGCCGCGACGATGCAGGACGATGTGTTCATCATCGCGGGCGGCGGCTGGCTGGCGGCGCGTGATCTGCGCGAGGCGCGGAAAGAGACCAGCGACGACGGCAAGGTGAAATGGCTGGAAGAGGGCGACCTGACGGTGAACAAGGTCCGCCTTGTGGCCGATGTGATCCCGCCCGCCCTGATTACCGCGCGTTTCTTTGCCGACCTAAAGGCGGTGCTGGATCAGGCCACCGCAAGGGTCGAGGAACTGGGGCGCGAGATCGAGGAGCTGGCCGAGGAACACGGGGCCGAGGGCGGGCTGTTCGAGGAACTGATGGCCGATGGGGCCAAGCTGACGGCGGGCGGGGTGAAGGCGCGGCTGAAGGACAGGGGCCTGGAGCCCGACGAAAAGGCCCTGCTGAAACAGGCGGCCGCGCTGTTTGAAGGCGAGACCGAGGCGAAACGCGCGGCGAAAGAGGCCGAGGCGCGGCTGACGCAAGCCGTGCTGAAGAAATACCCCGCCCTGACCATGGGCGAGATCCAGACCCTTGTGGTGCAGGACAAGTGGCTGGCCGACATCACCGCCGCCATCGGGGCCGAGGTCGAGGCGCGGACGGAAACGCTCACCGCACGCGTGCGGGTGCTGACCGAGCGCTATGGCCAGACCCTGCCGCAGATCCTGCAGGATCTGGCCGGGCTGGAGGCGCGGGTGGCCGGGCATCTGGCGGCGATGGGGATGGCGGGATGAGTGAGGACACCAACGCAACGTTTAATGATCTTTATCGCCGGATAAACGCGAAGGATAAGCAGATACTGTCAACCGAGATCCTCGCACAGGGCGATTTGCCTGTCGTAGATCAAGGAAAGTCTCAGATCGCAGGCTACACCAACAACCTTGCGAAGCGATTCACTCCCCCAGATGGCGGCGTGATCGTATTCGGAGACCACACAAGGATCGTGAAGTTCGTTGATTTCGATTTTGCGATTGGGGCGGACGGAACGCAACTCATCGCCGCGCGAGGCGATAACGACACGCGCTTTCTGGCATTTCTGCTATCGGCGCAGGAAGTCCCAAACACGGGATACAACCGACATTTCAAATTCCTGAAAGAAATGACGTTCTCGGTCCCCACTCTCCCCGAACAACAGGCCATCGCCGCCGCGTTGTCGGATGCGGATGGGGCGGTGGCGGGGTTGGAGCGGGTGATCGCCAAGAAGCGCCTGATCAAGCAGGGCGCGATGCAAGACCTCCTCACCGCCCGCCGCCGCCTCCCGGGGTTCTCGGGGGAGTGGGAGGAGGCCACAATTTCAGACGTTGCACATGTTGACCCAGAGGCTCTCGGCGCCGGAACCCCAAAGGACTATGCCTTTCGTTACATTTCCTTGGAGGACGTTAATCAAGGAGTTCTCTCCGGCTGGACAGATGTCGCCTTTGGATCAGCGCCGTCTCGGGCGCGTCGCATCCTTCAGAAAGATGATGTGCTCTTGGGGACGGTTCGGCCGAACCTGAAATCCCACATGCTTTTCGACCGGCTTGGTGCGGATTGGGTCGGTTCCACGGGCTTTGCTGTTCTGCGGCCGCGCCCCGAAAAGTCTATCCCGGGCTATCTGTTCGAGTTGATAATGAGCGATGTGATCGGGCGGCAGATCGACGAGGTCATCGCTGGTTCGAACTATCCCGCAATCAGTAATTCGGACGTTCGCAAGCTGAAGGTTTTGCTGCCCTCCATTGACGAACAAAAGGCAATCGCTTCCGTCCTTCGTGACATGGACGCCGAAATCCAGACCCTCGAGTCCCGCCTCGCCAAGGCGCGGGCGGTGAAGGAGGGGATGATGCAAAATCTTTTGATAGGGCGGGTCAGGCTGGTCTGACTCGGGTAACAGTTTCCAAGGGGGTATTTCATGGCCATCGGCGATCCGGAACGCGCCACGCAGAACCGCATGATCGCGCAGCTGTGCGGCGATACCTCCGGGCAGACCGGCGGCCTCGGCTGGCGCTACCTTGGCGACTGGCACAAGCGCCCCGAAAAAACCGGACAAGCCAACGCCAACATCGAACCCTCCCTGTTGCGCCCCTGGCTGCTCGCCCGTGGTCATGACCCCGAGGTGGCGACCAAGGCCATCGCCGAATTGCAGCGCGTCGCCCGGATGGACGGGCTGAAGCTGTATGAGGCGAACCGCGCCACCTATGACATGCTGCGCTATGGCGTGCAGGTCACCCCCGGCCCCGGCGAGGCCCCTGTCACCGTGCGCTTTGTCGATTGGGACAACCCCGCCGCCAATGATCTGGGCGTCGCCGAAGAGGTGGCCGTCACCGCCAAGAACCCCAAGGCCTATAACAAGCGCCCCGATCTGGTGATCTATGTGAACGGCATCGCGCTGGGCGTGGTGGAGTTGAAGAAATCCACCGTGGATCTGGGCGCGGGCATCCGCCAGACACTGGACAACCAGCGCCCCGAGTTCATCCGCCACTTCTTCACCACGGTGCAGATCACCCTTGCAGGCAACGACATGCAGGGCCTGCGCTATGCCGCAATCCAGACCCCGCAGCCCTATTGGCTGGCTTGGAAGGAGGAGAGCACGATCACCAACCCGCTCGACCGCGATGTGGCGCAGATGCTAACCCCCGCGCGGTTCTTGGAGCTGATCAACGATTTCATCCTGTTCGATGCGGGCATCAAGAAAGTCACCCGCCCCAACCAGTATTTCGCCGTGAAGGCCGCGCAAGAGGCCGTGGCGGCGAAGAAGGGCGGGATCATCTGGCAGACCCAGGGCTCGGGCAAGAGCCTGATCATGGTGATGCTGGCCCGCTGGATCCGCGAGGCGCGGCCCGACGCGCGCATCCTGGTGGTGACCGATCGCAAGGAACTGGACAAACAGATCGAGGACGTCTTCGGCAACACCGGCGACAAGGTGCGCCGCGCGAAATCCGGCGCCGACTTGCTGGCGGCACTGGCCGACCCGAAAGACCGGGTGGTGTCCTCGCTGGTCCACAAGTTCGGGCGGCGGGAGGAGGACGAGCTGGGCGCGATGATCGCCGACATCCAGCGCGGCCAGATCGGCGCACCGGTGGGCGAGTTCTTCGTCTTCATCGACGAGGCGCACCGGACGCAGTCGGGGAAGCTCGCCCGCGCCATGCGGTCGATCCTGCCGGGCGCGGTGTTCTTCGGCTTCACCGGCACACCGCTGCTGCGGTCGGACAAGCAGCCCTCGCTCGAGGTGTTCGGCCCCTATATCGGCACGCCCTACCGCTTCAACGAGGCGGTCGAGGATGGCGTCGTGCTGGACCTGCGATACGAGGCGCGTGACATCGACCAGCGTGTCGCCTCGCCCACAAAGATCGACGAATGGTTCGAGGCCAAGACCAAGGGTCTGACCCCGGTGGCCAAGGCGACCCTGAAACAGCGCTGGGGCACGTTGCAGCGCGTGCTGTCGTCGAAGGACCGGCTGGAACAGATCGCCAATGACATCATCATGGACATGGAGCTGAAGCCGCGCCTGAAGGCAGGCCGCGGCAACGCCATGCTGGTCGCGGGCTCGATCCCCGAGGCATGCAGGCTGTTCGAGATCTTCCGCAATTCCGGCTCGGACCTCGCCGGGAAATGCGCCATCGTCACGTCCTACACGCGCAACGCCTCGGAACTGACCGGCGAAGAGGCCGGGATGGGCGAGACGGAAAAGCAGTACGTTTATCGCGTCTATGACCGGCTGATGACCGATCTGCACACGGATGAAGAGGCCTATGAGGCCGAGGCCCTACGGAAATTTCGCAAGGAACCGGCGCAGATGAAGCTGCTGATCGTCGTCAGCCGCCTGCTGACCGGGTTCGACGCGCCGACGGCGACCTACATCTACATCGACAAGCAGATGCGTGACCATGGGCTGTTCCAGGCGATCTGCCGGGTGAACCGCCTGGACGGGGACGACAAGGATTACGGCTATGTCGTCGACTACAAGGACCTGTTCAAGAACATCGAAACGGCCGTCGAGGATTACACCTCGGGCGCCTTCGACGCCTTCGATGCTGCTGATGTGGAAGGGCTGATTTCTTCGCGGGCCGAAAAGGCGGGCGAGGATCTGATGACCGCGCGCGACGCCTGGTTCGGGCTGCTTGATCCAGTTGAGCAGCCAAAAGGCGACGACCAGATGCTTGCCTATTTCTCCAGTCCCGGAGGATGGGAGGCCGATCCGCAGGCCGATGAAAAGGCGCGGCGGCGTCAGGCTCTCTACAAGCTGGCAGGGGCCTATGCCCGTGCCTTCGCATCGGTGGCGGATGATCCCGCAGCCTCCGGGGTCAATGACCTGCAGTTGGCGCAGTACCGCAGCGAGGTGGAACGGGCGATTTCGCTGCGTGATGCTGTGCGCCTGCACAGCGGCGATGCCGTGGACATGAAACAGTTCGAACCCGCGATGCGGCACCTGATCGACACCTATATCAAGGCCGACGAATCCGAGGTGATCTCGCATCTGGACGATATCAGCCTGATCGACCTGGTGGCGAGCAAGGGGGCCGCAGTCGAGGGGGAGTTGCCAAGTTCCCTGAAGAATAAACGCGAGAACGTGGCCGAAGCCATCGAGAACAACGTCCGCAGGCTGATCATCGACGAAACGCCGGTGAACCCAAAGTTCTACGAGCGAATATCAGAACTGCTGACTGACCTCGTCAAGAAGCGGAAGGACGACGCTATCGCCTACGCGGAATACTTGGAAAAGATCGCGGAATTGGTCAGGGCGGTAAAGGCGGGGCACGGCAGCGAATACCCGTCGACCATGACCACGACGGGGCGCAAGGCGCTCTACGACAATCTCGGTCAGGATGAAGCTGCGACCATGGCGGTTGATGAGGCAATCCGGAGCACAGCCCAGACGGGATGGCGTGGCAACAAGATGAAGGAGCGGATGCTGCGGCGAAAGCTGCTGGAGATCCTCGATTCAGAGGACGCCGTGGACAGCATCATCGAGATCATCCGGTCGCATGATGAATACTGAGCTGATCGAGATCGCCGGGCTTTCGGTGGAACTGGTCCGCAAGCCGATCAAGAATCTGCATATCGGGGTCTATCCTCCGGCCGGTCGCGTGCGGGTCGCTGCCCCTCCGGCCATCAGCGAAGACGCCGTCCGGGTCGCAGTTGTGACCCGGCTGGGCTGGATCAAGAAGAAGCGGCGCGAGTTCGAAGGTCAGGCCCGCCAACCCAAACGCCGGCATGTCTCCGGCGAAACCCATTTTGTCTTCGGAAAACCGCTCAGGCTTCTGGTCCAGCCGAACGACCAGAACCGCTGTGTGATCCGTCCAGACCCTTCGGATCGCCTGATGATGTTGGTGCCAGAAGGCTCAACGACCGATCAGAAAGCACGCTGGATGGCGACGTGGTACCGATCTCAGCTGCGGGAAAAGGCCGCTCCCCGCATCGCCAAGTGGTCAGATCGGCTAAGCGTACCGATACCGCGGTGGGGCATCAGGTTGATGAAGACGAAGTGGGGCAGCTGCAATCCCGAAAAGGGGCTGGTGTGGCTGAACCTTGACCTCGCGAAGAAACCTCTGCCCGCCGTCGACTACGTCATCTTGCATGAGATGGCCCATTTCGTGTCACCGCGACACGACGAACTCTTCTTGCAGACCCTTGATCGCAACATGCCGGGATGGCGGCAAATCCGATCCGACCTCAACGCGCTTCCCCTGTCGGATTGAAGCTCACTGCAGGAGTTCGATTTCTGTTCCATCTCACGAACGCCACCGGCGTCGAAGTGTTCAGGTGGCGCGAGGATCTGTCCCCATATTTTCAATCGGTTACGGGCTCTACACCGGATGCGCGCAGTCGAGAGGTCCGGAGAATATCGGGCTTCAGAGAACCATTCCGGCTGCTGCAGCGAGGACGCCAGTGCAAAGCCAACCGCGCATAACCCTCGAAAGCAACGGGAAAATCCGGCCGGAGCCAGATCGGGAGAACGCTTTCGCGAGAGCAAGTGGCGGAGGGGGTGTCCGCGCAATCATATTGATATTACAGAGGTATTCTCGTCGTTATCCGACATACCCACATCTTAACCCCATGCCGGCTTGCGGCGGCCCCTGCGGCGCGCCATTGCCTTCTCAATGTGCGGCGTTTCCTCGCCGTCTAGCGCAAAAGGTGCAATCCGAATGCCTCTGCTGATGGGGTAAGAGCTTGCCGCAGCGATTGAACTCACGCCGTTGTGCATATCGTAGAAAGCTTTTACAGCTGGCCAATACCGCCCGCCGCGAACAGGGTCGATCTTCGGCAAACCTTTCCGCTCATCTAGCGCCGCCACGCCAGGCCAGTCCCGCGCGCGGTCGCCCAGCACCAAGATGGCGATGAGATTTTCGCTCGGATAGAGCGGGATGTGCGTCGGCATCTTGATTGGAGGCTTCTTAGTGGTCATTGGGGCTCAACTTGATCATCCGGCAAAGACGGATTGTAAGTGGATAACCAGCCAAGATACCACGCCTTGAAGTCGTGAAGCGGTTGCGTCCAATGGGTCAGCTTGCTCGCAGCTCGGGCAATCATGAACGCAGCCGAGAACAGTTCGATGGCTATCGTGCCGGTACGATCGCTCGAATGTTTGAGCCAATTACGCTCCATGTTCAGGATATTGATCCAGTCTTTCTTTTCGAAGTGCGTCAGGGCCCGTTCAGCGTTCGCTATTCCTTCGAGAATTGTTCCTTCCTTTCGAAAGTCAAACATCCCCTCCGCGGCGCCGGCGAGCGTGATGGCGATGTCAAATTCACCACGTTCAAGAGCTGAGATTGCCGCCTCCACCTGACGCGTAGCTGCTTGTTCGCGGGTAACAAACAGTGGTCCGGATGGAGGGTTCATGACCTTTTGTTTAGCCGGACACCGGCACCACCGCCATTCTCCGCGATGAACTCGACGCCGGCCTCCTCGAGCGTTCGGACCAAACTATCGACGTTGTTCTGCATAGCCGCTATCGGCCCTTCGCTCGCCTCCATTCTCTTGAGCGTCGGTACGGAAAGCTTTGAGCGGAGGGCAACCTCGGCTTGGGTCAAGCCAAGAAGGGCCCGGGCCGCTGCGATCTGTCTACCGGTCGGAATGTCCATAAGGATCACAGTGATCTAAAAGTATTGACAAATGGCTAACAGTGATCTATATGTATCATACTGATACCTAGATATCAACGGAGCCTTTCATGCCGAAATCCTCCAATCCGGCAGCCGCCGCCAGCTTGCCTGTTGTTCTTGCGGTTACCGATGCAGATATTGAGGCACTATCGTTCAACGAGGTCCGCGGCCTCTGTCAGGCGATCCGGACGATTGCTCAGGTCACGGAGGCCATGACTTGTCAGCCTCGTTTCGAGGAGGGCGATACGGCCGTTCTAAATGGTGCGGGAGTGATCCTCAACAACATCACCGAATTTGCTTACGATCTGGAGAAGGCCCTCGTCGAAAGGGCGACCGCCGCAAAGCCGGCTAGTCTCGCGGATGCTCGCGCCCGTGCTTGGACAATTCTCGCGTTCGATCTGGCGATCGGTGACGGGCTGGCACAACATGCCGTTCGCGCCGCGCAAGCGGTCAGAGATGAGCAGGTATTATTATTCGGATGGTCCGCCAGTGGCCGCTGCGTTTGAGGCTCTCTGGCCGTGCCAGCGGGCCATGGCGCCACGGCGCCCCTGGGCTTGGCGCTGCTCGGGCGTCTTGCTGCGCTGGCTGGCGAAGCCCCCGCGGCTGCTCTGAGCCTTCATTTCCTCGCGGACACGGCGTGCAACAATGGCCTGTATGTCCGGACGAAGAGAAATGTCCTGGTTGACCTTCGAGCGCGTATCGCGAGAAGCATGCTTCGGGGGCAGAAGAGGGGCCACAGCTGCCGTTGCATCTGGGTCCTCAACGACCAGCAGCCGAAGCCCCAAGGTTTGCAGCATCAGGCCTAGCGACAGCTTGCCGAGCCCTTTGATCGGCGGGTTACAGAGCAGCTTTGCGCTGTAGCCTGATGGAAGCCCGGTCGCCTCATCGAGCGTCATCCTGGACGCGCCGATCTCCTCAGCGCGGTCGCGCAGCACGCGGTGGATGTCGTCCATTCCCGACGCTTCACCGATGATATGGAAAGTCATGGTTCTCGCCATTCGCTGGTGCGGATGGTCCGGGTTTCTCCCGATAGCCGGCGCTCTGCAACGCACCAGAGTCAAGTTGAAGTCACAGTTACCAGATTGCCTGTGATATTTGGGTACAGACAGTTCGCCAAATGTTCTAGCGCTTGCGGCTTCCAAGAACAGAGCTAGCCTCCGAATCGACCTGAGAAAAAGAAAACGCCACGACGCTCTCCCGATGTCGTGGCATTCTTCTCGATCTCAGACCCGCATCGGATAAGGTCGGCGATGCGGGTAGCGGTCCGATACACGTCTGAGAATGATCAGACTTGGTTTCGCGGTCAAGCTCGATCTTGCTTGCGCCCACAGCGGCGTGAACACGGAGCTTGCGATGAGCGACGACAATGAATTTCCCGCAACCGAAGCGGACTATCTGAAGCTTGAGAAGCTGGTTGCTAAAATTCAGCAGGATCTCGCACCAAATTCTAAAGTTTCCCACAACGTAAGGATCAAAGGGAAGTCTGGGGCCGACCGACAGATCGATGTACTTATAGAAGATAGTATCGGCCAATACTCGATTAAAATCGCAATTGACTGCAAGGACTACAAAGCAAAGGTAGACATCAAAGATGTTGAGGAGTGTGCGGGTCTATTCGACGACGTCGAAGTTCAGCGAGGCGTGATAGTGTGCCCTTCGGGATTCACTCCAAATGCAAAGGCCCGAGCTCAGCAATTGCAGATAGATCTTTACAGCCCGATCGACACCGATCCTCACAAATGGCAAGCACGCTTAAAAATTCCTGTAATTTGCGACTTTCGTTCAGCAGCAATGTCTTTCGGCTTTCGTATGAGCGCACCACTACCGTTCACTACTCCTTTGAATTTTTACGAATCTGTTCCGGTTTTTGATTCTGGTTCACAGGAAAATCTCGGCACAGTGCTTTCAATCGCATCTTCGGAATGGGACGCTGGACGATATCCGACTGAGCCTGGACAACATGATCGCATTCCGATTCTCAATCGACCTTTGATGATGGAAAACGGCCACGGAATGAAGGTTCCTATAGACCTCACCGTTGGTCTCTTAGTTTCACGACAGCTATACTTTGGGCAATTTCCTATCATTCGTCTGTCAGGATTCCACGATCAGATTAATGATACAATCATCTCAAACGCGTTCGAGGTGGGCGTCCTATCTATGGAAGAGGTCCACAAATGGCGTCGAATTGGCGATATCTCGGAGGCACCAGTTAGGCCAGTGCTCACTTTAAGAGCCTTGTATAGCTGGTCAGAAATGAAATCCGAATAGCTGATCTGCTATTCGGTCAGCGGTGGCCGTTGGCCTCGTCCTCGACCTCATTGCCCAGGCCGTGCACGTTCTGAAAGGCGATCAACCTGCGCCAGTCTCCCACTGTTAGCGCGCCAAGCGCCTGCCGGGGACGCGAGACGGTGGGGCACAGCGCCAAGGTCAGCCGCGCGACGTGGTATAGGAAGCGGGACAGCGATGACTTTGAAGCCGAGGACGTGATGCGATTAGACTTCTATGCGGTGCGCGACCACAAATGCCTCGAATGCGGATCCACGGATATCATAGGGTTGCGGACGGAACAGTCGTCCGGCCCAGAGTCGAATGTATTGCTCTGCCAGTCTTGCGGGTTGAGAGAGCAGTTGGGTGCGACCCAATCTGGATGCTCAGATTGTTGAGAACAAGCCTGCTAATTGACCCGCTATCCGCCATTGCCCGTCGAGTGCTGCGCTGCCGCCACCGCGGCGTGATCGAAATGTCAGAGATAGTGCGTCAGGTGCCTAGTCTTAACTAATTACTAACTACCCCCTTGCGGCCGCGCCAAAGTTGCGGAATCAATACCCGCAACGGTGGGGGGAAATGTCATGCGTAAGCTCGGGGGGATTGCTCTAGCCTGCCATCTGGTCGGCTGCACCACCACGGGCTCCCCGCCGGCTTCGACCTATATCCCACCAGCCACAAATTATTCTCCGCCCACCAGTCCAACAGAATTTGCACGATCGCCGCTCTCTCTTGGCCCGAATCAGCAGCCGTTCAGCGAACGCGTGCGCTTACTTTTGGACGACCCGCTCGTCACGTCGGCGACCAAGGTTGCTGTAAAATGCTCGGTGGAGCTAGCAGTGATATTCGCCGCGACCAATTCGGATGCCGCTGATTCCATTGCGCGGGCAGCCTATGATCGTTGCAATGGTGACTGGGAGAGGGTCGTCAGCGCACTGGTGATTGCCCAGTATAAGTACGAAATCAATATCAGCGCGAAAGACTACCGCGACATTAATCGTAAAAACTACATCCCAGGTATTTCGAACGCGGTGATCGAGATGCGCGCGAAGGCCGCGCTATCACCTCCTTCGCAAACTGCGCCTCGAACAACACCCCCCGACACTCCCACGCCAAAGGCGCGTGGGATGGAAATCTGAGCGATCATGGCCGCAGCCGCATCTCCACGCCGAACATACCATTCGCGCCACGCTCGACCTCATTGAACAGGCCACGGACATAGAACAGATTCTGCAAAGCGATCAGCCGGCGCAGCGCCCGTGTGTCGCTTTCGGACCAGTCCCCCGACGCCGCCGCGCCCGTCAGTCCCGGCAGGCTCTGGATCTTGCCCCAGGTCGGCCCGAGCAGCATGTCCGCCGCGCTGCGGGAGACGAAGCGTGACGCCGGCTTGTCCGCGCCGATCAGGCGATAAATGTCCACCCCGCCGCGGGTCGCCTTGGACGCCAGCGCATTCCCTTCCTCGAACCAGCCGAGAACGCCGGAGCGCGTGATGCCTTCCTTCACCCAGTCCTGCGGACGGTCGCTGGTAGGTTGGCCGCCAGTCATGCTGTTGAGCTTATAACTCATCATTCCAAGGCCGATTGAAATAATCAGGCCCTGCAAGGTCTGGGCGTCCCGGCGTTGCAGATTCGCGATCATAATGCGCTCGGTGGAAGAGGCGGTGAAGGATTTGAACTGCCCCAAAACGCCAAGCACAGGCTGCGACAACCAGTTGGACTTCTCCTGTCCTGGCGTCGTGACGGCGATATCCACCTCACGGGCGATGGCGCCATTGAGCGCCTGCGCCGCTTGTTGATCCGTCCAGTCCGCCGTATTCGGCAGCCGCACGCCGTCGATCTCCGCACCGCCCTTGGCATACTGTTCGGCGATCCGCGTCGCCATCTGGCCGTCGATGCCGGATTCCGCGAGGTTGGCGATCTGCTTTCGCGTCGCTTTGCCTGTAGCGACAGCAATGGATGCATCCAGCATCTCCGATACCACGACATGAGACGCTACCAGCTTCGTCACGTCTGTTAATGGCGCCTGAAGGTTGAGAATGAAAAACTTGTCTGACGCAGCATGAAGGGTCCGCTCGAACCGAGAGCCCGGCCGATAGACGTCGGTGATGTCGTCGAACGCATGCTGGCGGGTGGCAAGAGCGGTTTCCGCACCAATGCCAAGAGCACGCATTTGCTTTTTGAATCTTACACCGGGTTCCGTGCCACGGGCGATCTGTGTCAGATAGACTTTCCATCCTTTTTCTAACGCGGAGGAAAGGCCATAACGGAATACGATTCCGGCCATATCGTTGATGGATGTCACAGCCGCCACGCCCATCATCGTCAGGTTGTTCAAAAGTTTTGCGGCAGTGGCAAAGCGAGCTGCTTGCTGCATCCCGTATTCTGGCGACCATCCGAACGTGCTGCGGAGCCGGTCGCGCACGGCCGCCAGGTCCGCGATCACCCGGTCGCGCTCCTTGCTCAGCGCCACACGCGCCTTCTCGGACTTCGCCTTGCCGATCCGGTCGGCATAATCCTCCTGCACCGCCCGGAACGATTGCGTCATGTCCACATCGCCGAACCGCTCGGACAGCACCACGTCGGGCACCATGGTCCGCAGGTGCATTGCGACGACTTCCTCGATGTCGTCTACGATCCAGTCCGCAGCCCATGCATTCGACACATCGAACTGGCGGCCGGCCAGCGAACCCCGCTGCGCCGGACCCGTCGGCACACCCATGCGGGGTCCGCCCATGTTCATGTCGTAGGGGAGCCGGCCGTCTGGCGAGCCGAGAATGCGGTCGACGGTTTCTTCGGCCCGGCGACGCAGGTCGCCAGCATCAAGGTCACGATCACTCTCGATGATCCGGCGGACAGCCCGGTCCACCGCATCGTCCGCGCCTTCCAGCCGGGGTGCGTCCGCCCCGCGCTCGGCATCCGCCGCATACTGTTCGCGCGCCTTGAGTGCAGACCGGGCTTCTGCCGTGCTCTTGCCCTCCCAAGCCGCGATTTCCGCCTCGATCTTAGCGCGGATTTCGGAGCGGACCTGATCTGCCACGGCTCGATATTCCTCGATCAGCGACTTGCGGGCCTCGGCGTTTTCCAGCCGTTCTTTCAGCACTTCGATCCGTTTGAGATTTCGGCGCTCCGCGCGCACCGCCTCTGCCGTCACGGCACCGGTGCGGTCATAGCGCACGGTCGCGCGCCCGAGCATGGTTTCCGTGCGTTCGAGGATAGCGCGCACCGTCGGATTGGCAGGTCCGATCTCCTCAAGCAGCGCGATGGCGTCATCGAGTTCGGCTGCCTCATTGGCAATCCGGCCGTGGCGTTCTTCCAGCGCTTCGGCGCGGTTCCGGGCCGCGCTATCGGCAACGTCACGCTCAGCGCTGCGGGAGGCCAGATCGTCAAGCCTCGTCTCGATCCGCGCAAACCGTGCGTCCAGCTTTCCGATCTGCTGATTCCATGACCGAAGCTGGGCTTGAAGGAAGGTCAGGCGCTGCTTAGCCGCCGCCTTCTTCGCCTGATCGGCCACGTAGTGGTCGGTGATTTTGTCGACGAACTCCGGGCGCTGCGCGCGCACCTTTTGCTTGTTCCAGACGTGCGGGAAATAGGCTTCGCCCTCGGCGGCGGCCGTGCGCTTGAACTCTGGAATCGCCTTCTCGGCCCGCGTCGCCCAAGGCTCGAACACCTTCCGGCGGATGAACTGCGCGGCCTGCGCGACCTGCGGAATTTCGTGGCTGTCGCCGAACATCGCGGCGCGCGCCACGGCCCGCTTGAAGTCCGCATAGGTCATCAACTGGTCGGCCTGCCCCGTGAAGCGCTCGAACTGCGCGCGCCCGCGAGGAAACCAGACCTGCTCACCCCCGAACCGATATTCCGCGAACAGGCGGTCCATCTCATCGCTGACCTGCACTTTGGTGCCATTCACCTCCATGGAGATGATGCGCGACGCCGCGGGCCCCTTGGTCGGCACCTCGTCACCCTCGAAACGATAGGGCGTCTCAGCCAGGTCGGCCATGACGCGGCGAGCCGGGATGGACTCCGACATGAGCGTGCGACGGGTCGGCGAGCCGAACGGCCCCATTGGGATTTTCTCTATACCCAGCGCGCCAGCGAGATTGAGTTGTCGGGTGTCCGCAGCAGCCGCGCCGGCAGATGCCGCCATGGCTGGCGAACCAGCGTCATTCGCGGCGGCCGGCCGCATCCCGACCTCAGCACCGCGGCCGACCGGTCCCGAAGCGGCCTCAGCGCCGGCTTGACCCGGCGGCGCGGCCGCTTCCGGCCGGTTTCCGGCGTGCGCGTCGATCTCGTCCCGCATCCGGTCCAGCGCGTTCACTAGCACGTCGCGCTCCGAGCGGGCCAGAAGCGCCACCGCGCCGGCCCCCAGCAGGCCGGAGAGCAGCGTGGCGGAGCCGATGGCCATGGCGCTCTCCGCCGCCGTGCGCGTCTCCTGGCCCGCCTGTAGGGCCGCCTCGGCCACGCCTGCCTGCAAGGTGCCGGCGGCGGCCGCGCTCATCGCGGACCGGCCGATGGACAGGCCCCCGCGGGCATTGCGATAGATCGTGCCGGCTGGCAGGGCGATGGTCGGATCGAACATCCCGGCGCCGAACTGCGCCACCACCCCGGCAAACCCGGCGGCGTCGAGCATCCGGCGGTCAGCGTCCTCACCCTCGATGCGGCGCATGATCGACCGCGTCTCTGCCTCCGACCGGCTGTTCGCGAAAAGGTCGAGATGCCGCTCCTCGAACGGCGTGTCGCGGATAATGTCGAGCGGATTGTGGCCGGGTTCCTCCGGATAGGACTCGGCAAACAGACGGGTCGCCAGATTGACGATAGGGTTTTCCTGCCGCATCGCGGCGGCCTGAACGGCCGGCCCGGAAGGCGGCATCTCGCGCGGCGGTTCCACACCAGTCGGCACACGCGTCTGCGGCGTATATGGTTCGTCGGGAAAAATGAGCGGCATGGACCGCTACTCCGCTCGGCCCGCACGCAAGGCTGCGGATTGTGCCTGAGGCTGGATCGGATCGTCACTGATCATGAACATTCCGACGACACGGCCTGATGCGTCGAACAGGTCACCGAAAACATCGGCCGTGCTGCCGACCCTTATCGAGGCGAGCTGAAGTTGCTCCGCCAGCGCCTGCCGCGCGGAATACTCCGTCGCGAAATTCTCAGGGAGTTCGATTGTGAGAGTGATGTTCGCTGCCATGTGATTACCTCGGGTCCAAAAGTTTCTGACCGCGCTTTTGTGCGAGCGGCGACAACATCGGCGCGCCTGGGCGCTGATGTTTCAGATCATCCGCCGCCTTGGCGATATGATCCTCGCGGCGAGCGTTGAACCGGGCGGCTAGCCCGGCCTGTTCGGCCTTCCGCCGCTGACGGTTCAGGGTGGGATCGCCGTGGTCAAATTCGTCCATGTCAGTGCTCCTCGTAATCAGCGCCGCATGCTGCGGCGACGGTTGGTCTGGATGGGTTTCGGGGCTGCCGCGACAGAGCGCGGATCGGCCTTCAGGGTGCGGGCATCATCGGAAGGCGTCCTGCGAACCTGCCCGGGGAACAGGGGATCTGTCAGCGCAGGTGTCGCGGGCTCGTCGAGGCGGCGGATGAATTCGTAGCGACCAGGCGCGTTCTGCTGCGCCTCGCGGAAATCGATCGCTGTCATTTCGATCGTGCGCCCGAGTTCGCAATCCTGAACTTCATAGATCCGCATCGCCGCCTCCGATCCGCAGTTGAGCAGAATGCTCGGCGCTCACAACGCACCGTTCGAAACGCCCATTTTTCGTGGATTTCTGGCTGGAGTATTTTTTGGAGAAGCAGATGCGCTGCGCACCAGCACCATATTTGCGGTCGCATTTTCCCTGCCGGGGGTCGGATAGCGACGGGCTGTATATGCGCAAGGGGGGAGGGGGTGACCTTCGGCCGGAGCGCCTGTTGTCAACCGCAGAGGACATGCGGACCCGACGGGTGGCCATGCCGTGCGAGGCGGATGCATGGTCCGCCATAGGGCTTTGATACGACTGACTATTCATCGCGATCACCAGCGTTACCCACGCGCACACCCTCAATGACGCGCGGTGAGGCCGGCTCTGCGGCAATGATCTGAATGACAATGCCCGGGGTGCGAGCAGCCGCAGGCGCCTTCGCATCCTCGTCATGACGCTGTTCGAGCTCCCGGACGGCGGCGACACGCGCCATCGCGTTTTTGCTGTTGTCCCGGATGTCGACAAGCGTGTGGGAATTGCGGGCGAGTTCACGGGTGTGCATTACCTCCCGCTGCTCTCTCAAATACCGCACGACATGCGGTCGCTTCAGGGCGTAACGAATTGCCTGCACAGTCATTCTGACTTTCACGGCAGCTTCGTTGTCGGTCAGATTTTGCCAAACCATCAGGTCAATGGCCTGCTTCAAGCGTCCGGTTACCTTGCCCGGGAGCGATCGTTTCGACGTGGTGGTGAGATCATTGGACATTCTGATTGCTCCTGCTCGATCGGGTGCTGTCACATGTCACCCCTTCTAAGGGGGGGTGACTGTGACGTGACGGTTGCACCGCCGTCACAGTGACGGGATGTGACGGGGATGTGACGCTACGTGACAGACCATGCCGAGCCCTCCCAAACGCCGATAAGACCGGCGTTTATGAGCGTCACACGTATGCGCCGGAATTGTTCGCGAGGGTTGCCTTCGGCATTCAAAATGCCTGCCGCGACCATGCGGTCTTTCCAAGCGTCGAGCGTGACGCATGTGACGCCTGCTGGGACGTGTTCCGAAGGTGTTGAGGGCTTGCCACTTTCAGCCAAGCATTCGTGAAGCTGGCGCAGTCCAGCTGCCGGCATCTGGGCCAGCTTAACGCGCTGGCGGGCCTTGGCGGCGGGCGAACTATCCTCGACGATGCAGGTGGTGATGTCGTCGCCGTCGGGGTCTGCGCCGACGACCACCTGTTCGAGCCGGAGGTTGAGGGTGTCACCCTCCGGGCCGTCTTTCATATATTCCAGCGTGACGGAGAAGCCTTCGCCTTCGCGCTTGACGGCGATCTGCGCTTCCACCGCGCCTGTTAAGGATGTGTGGCCGCGCGGGCGGCTGGCATCGACGCCGCAGTGGTGCACAATTGGGACATGGCATGCGAATGCCGCGGCAATTTCCTCGGCGGCCGAGATATAGGCCGCCATGTCCTCGTCCTTGCTCTCTGAGCCCTTCAAGGAGCGATTCAGGGTATCGATGAAGACTGCGGCTGGCCGAATATCGCCGAGCTGGGCCCGGATGTCGGCGACCAGTGCCCCGCGCTCAGCGACCATGTTGAGTGGGGCGGTGATCAGGAAGAAGTCCGCGCGCGTCACCTGATGGCGGCGGCGGAAAGCCTCAATGCGAGCTTTGAAGCCCTCGCTGCCCTCAAGCGCGACATAGACAACCGGGCCACCCTGGACTCGCCGTCCGCGATATTCCCAACCGAGCGCGATGTGCATGCCCACGTCGAGCGCCCAGAAGGATTTCCCGCATTTCGGCGGCCCCCAGATCGCCGACAAACCGGTGTTCGGAAGGAGGCCTTTCACCAAGTAAGGGCGCCGCTCGAGATCGACCTTGATCTGCTCGAAAGGGACTAGCCGGAATTTTGGGGCCTCGCCGCCGCTCTTCCGCCGAGGCGCGGTGTGGGAAGCATCCGTGATCGGCTTGAGAACGGTCGCGCTCGTCATGCTGCCTCCTGGACCGGCGCCAGGATACGGCGCAGATCAAGATAGCCATGCAGCACGCGAGCAAGACGCCGGCCGTGCTCCAGATCTTCCGCGGCCAGTCGACCTAGCGCCTCACCCAGCCACCGTGGCGCCGATCTGTCGTCAAGGATGACGACGCCCTGGCCACCAGCCTGGAGCCATGAGAGCGGCGTGTGGTGGACGGCGAGAGGCTTTCCCAGGAAAAAGCTTGCCGGATTCGTTACTTGGTCGATGCCAAGTCCGGCGGCAATGCCGAATGCGGTCGCAAATCGGACCGGATCGGAACAGGGCCACGCGACGAGATCGATGACTGTCTCGAGGTCAATGTCGAAGACCTCGATCACGGCCGACAGTTCGCCGCTGTCCGAAAAGTCGAACCGTCCGTTATCCAGAAACTCGCACCGCGTCACGCCGAGAAGGCTCGCACACCGCCCAATCGCGCTTATGTCGAGGCGGTGTTGTCGGACATACCGCAGCCAGTCTTCCGTCGGAAAGGCCCGAACATGCAGTTCCGCGCGCATTTCGATGAGGGCGCCCAGCATCACGGCACCTCCGGAAACAGAGCGAACTGCTGGCTACCCGCTTCCGACAGCAGGGCGGCAACATGGGCACGCGCGACGTCGCGACTGACGATGCGGCTCCGGACGGAAAATCCGCCAGGCCAGCCGTCGGCAATTGCGACTGTGATGGATCGGTCCGAAAGAGAATAGCCTGGAGCAGGGCAGGCGATGGCGCCGGCGATGATCTCGCCGTCGAGCAGAGCCGCCCAACGCAGTAGTTTCTTGGTGCGTCGCGGATCTGCGGGAGTGCGGCTATGAACAGGTTGCTGCGTCTTCCTGTCCCGGGGCGTGCGGTTCTGAACGGCCGTGCGCCCCGCGCCATATCTGATCCTCACTGCCGCAGCTTTGCCAGGAAGGCTGACAGATCATCAGCGAGATAGACGACGCGGCGTCCAATATTCGCAGATTTCAGATCGCCTGTCCGGGTCAAGTGCCAGAGCTTCGTACGTCCGATACCAAGCATCCGCTGAGTCTCGGCGACGGAATAACAGGCGCGCTGAAACTCAAAGGCTTTGCCTGGAGGTGCCTCTGCGGGACGAGCCGGCGGCCGTCGCCGTTCTGATCGATGGGTCTGCATATTGAACCGCCCAAGTCATTGCGTTGCGGTTCATTGATGTTCTGAGAGCCGGCGAATGTCGGCCGGAAAAGGCCGGGAAAGGCCGATAATTAATTTCCGGCCTTGATAGAATTGAGAATTTTCCCAACGTGAAAGCGGACCGTAGATTCCGATATCGGGGTGTTTCGACGTTCCAGCAAATCAGCGACAAAACGTTCGACGTCAGCTTGGCAGTTCCATCCCGCCTCGTCATTTTCCGCGTCAGGAAATTTTCGCTTTTGAATCTCTAGTTGCACCGAGAGTTCGACGGCATCCCAGTCAGCGGCAGGCTTACGGCCGCGGTTCGAGGTTGAGGCGGCCGACGCTTCGCTAGTATTTGATCCGACCCCGCCAAGGAGGGTGCGGATGAGGCTGGCCGACACCTCAATGGGGGTGGGCAATGAAATGCGTCTCATGCCGTGCGGTGAGGGGATAGAGAAATCAGCCCAGTCGATCTGGTCCGCATCAGCTTTCCAGATACTTGCTCGCCGCATTGGCGCTACTGGGATAGTGAGGCGAAACAAATCCACTTCCGGATCAGCGGCTGAATGAGCAACTATCCCGCGATCACGCACAGCTCGACCGAGCCACGCGATTGCGTCATTTCGACTGGCGAATAGGGTGTAGACTTCTTGCCCGGTCAGCCACTTGGGCTCGTATTCACGATTTTCCATCGCAGAAATCCGCCCATTCAGCCATAAGTTCTCGGCGCCGCTCGACCATGTCATCCCTTTGGTAAGCACGCTCCGTGTCGTTGTCGCCGAGCATATGAGCAAGCGCAGCCTCCGCCAGCTCCCGCGAGAAACGCGCGCCGACCTTCGCAGCACGCCAAGACGCAAACGTGCTGCGGAATCCGTGAATGGATATATCGGTGAAGCCGAGACGATGCGGCACAAGCCGTAAGGCGGTATCGCTAAGCTCGGTGCCGCCCCGCTGGCCGGAGAATATGAGATCGCTCTGGGCAACCGACTGCATTGTGCGAAGAATCGTGAGAGCTTGAGGCGACAACGGGACTTTATGCTCGCGGCGTTTTTTCATCCGTGCTGCGGGCACGACCCAGATTTCATTCTGCCAGTCGATTTCATTCCACTTTGCGCCACGCGCTTCGCCACTTCGGGCTGCCGTAAGAATCAGGAAATCTACGGCGCGCGCCGCGTTGCCGGCCTGGCCGCGCAAGGCCGCCATAAACCGAGGCATCGAATCGTAAGGCAGGGCAGGGAAGTTCTTTCCGGCCTTATCTGCCGGCAGGCGGGGTAGCTTGTTGCGAAGCGCGCGGGTAAGCTCGGCCGGGTTCACGAAGCTTAGGTCATCGGTAGGGCGGCTATAGTCGAGGACCGATCGTATCCGGCCCGCGACGCGACGGGCCGTCTCGTTCTTCTCCACCCAGAAAATGCCGGTAGCACCCTCCGCATCCCTCTTCACCGGGACCGGCTGGCGCAGAATGTCCAGGACTTGAGCCGCGGTGATTTCTGATGGTGACAGATCCCCAATGTGCGGCAGCGCATACGCTTTGATCGTGCTGCGCCATTGCTCGCGATGCTTGGGATTCTGCCAGCTCTCCCAGTTTTCCTCGATGTATTTTTCCGACCACTCGCGGAACGTTAGGCTGGGAGGTTTTGTCGCTGCAGCACGCCGCTCTGCTTTGGCGCCAAGACGTTCACCGACAAGATCGCGTCCTGCGATCTTGACCTCATAGCGGGCCTTATCTCGGGCTTTGCGGGCCTGCGATAGGGAGACGAGTGAAAGAGGGCCCAGCCCGTAATCTCGCGTCTTGCCGTGAAGTTGATAGCGATAGATCCATGATCTTGCCGTTCGGCTGCTGACTTGCAGCAGCAATCGGTCCCCGTCCGAGTGGGTCCCTGGCGCAAGTTGCCAAAGGTCAATGCCCGAGAGTTTTCCGGTTGGGACTTTAGTCATTTAATGTGTCCGCCGAACCAAATTCTCTACCCACGGTACATCGACGGGCAAAAAAGAACAATTGCGAGCAGACAAAGCTCAAAAATATCGACAGATATTGAGTTTATGGACAATGATGAAATGCGGTGAACAAGGTTCTGGCGGAGGGGGTGGGATTCGAACCCACGGTACGGTTGCCCGCACGGCGGTTTTCAAGACCGCTGCCTTAAACCACTCGGCCACCCCTCCAAACTCAATTATTTCAACAGCTTAGGTGATTCTAGCGGAGAGCAAAAGAAGCGTTGTCTCCGGATTGCCGCCGAGGGCTGCTCCCTATCATGCGTAGTCGCTGTTGGACAACGCTTGATTGATTGCGTCTGCGGCTTTGTTGTCACCTTTTCCGACCAATGCGCGCAGACCCGCGTAATGGCAGGAAAGGCATGACCGAGCCGTCGGGACGCCGTGACAATGTCCACACCAGCGTCGATAAGCTGCGAGGATGGGTGGGGCTTAAGGCAAGGCGCGGAGCACCCGGCGGGCTGAGCAGTTACGATGACGCTTCCGCCGACTTGAGCCGGCGTGGCTTGGAACGTCGCAAGGGCCGGGCTGTCGTCCGGAGTGCGGATGCTATGTCTTCTGCCGCGTCCTTTATGCAGTTGACGTAAGCCTTCAATGAGGGTGATAGCGCGTCGCCTTTCGAGACCACGATGTCGATCGTCGAGTTTCGCAGAATAGGTTCTGCGAGCGGTATTCCAACCAGGCGACCGTCCCGGAGGTCGCCGCTAACCGCAAGCTGCGGAAGCAGCGTAACTCCGCCGCCCGATCTGGCATATTCCCGGAGAGCCTCGACAGAATTCGTTACTAGCTCCGGCGAGAGCCGGATCCGGGCCAGTTCGGCGCAAGCGTCGATCTGGCGCCGGAGAACAAAGGTCCGGTCAGGCAGCGCAAGGCTGTATCGCTGGGTGATGTCGGCAATT